CATACAACTTCATCAGAAGCCATAGGCATCTCAGCGCCAACCATTTTCAAAAAGCCAGAGATAGTACGATTACCGTATCTTTCTACCTCTTTCTCATATACTTCTGGAAGGAACTGTTTCGCGAAGTTAAAATCGTTCCCCGCGATGTTTAAATAATTACTACCCCAAAGGTCCTTTACAGGTCTAGGAGTAAGGTGCGATAATTCCGCACCGGTTCCAGCTAATGCCATAATTTTTAATTTTTAAATGTTAATTATTAATTTTATTAATTTTTACTCGAAGTTTGCTGGAATCATCACCACTTATCGCTTTATATTTAGTACCTCCAGTCGCAATTGTATTTGAATGCGTCTGGTTTGGCGTCATGTCAACATTTTTAGCTTTTGCCATACTTTCTTTCATAGCATCTGCTTTTCCTTGTTGATAAAAGTGATTAGCGATAGCATCGGGATTATTTGCTGTAAATAAAGCTTTATGATAACCTTGAGGATCTTGTAGTTGTTTTTTCTTATTTAAGAATTTCCCAACAAAATTATTAAGATCACTTTGAGTATCTTTAACTTTTCCAGCATCTTTTACATTGTAACGATATTTCTTCTCACCAACATTGTATTCAAAACCTTTGAATTCACTATCGAACAGTTCATCTGTTTTAGAAGTAAATGCGTTTCTTTGCTCTTCTGCTAATTTGCGATTTCCCTCGCTTTCCTCGTTGTATCTATCAAAAAAATCAATGGCTTTTTGTTGATCAGGCGTTAACTTAACACCAGCCTTGATCTCCTTATAGTACCTGGATTTTAAGCCTTCCAAATGGCTCTTAGCGCTTGCAACTTGCTCTTTTAACGCTAATTTTTTACGTTTCTGATCTCTTTCATCGTCTGCTTCTTCGTCGACAGCAAACTGATCTTCCATCATGAAACTTATTTCGTCGTCTGTAAGATGACTTTTTGTTTGTTTGTAATATTCTCTTAACAATGTTTGGTCATCACTACTACTATAGTCTTGGTTTAGTTTCACGTAATCATCAAGACTTCCACCAGTGTCATTCATAAAGTCTACAACTTTTTGAATATTTTCCGGTAATTCCTTTCCACTATCTTCATTGTTATCAAGTGCTTCGGTTACTTTTTCTTCTAACTTCTCTACTTGTTTGTCAACCGTTTCCTTAATCTCTGCTTCAGTTTTAACTACAGGTTGTTCTTCAACAATTTCCTCTAGTACAGGAACTTCTTCTTCTTCTTTTTCTTTAACCTCTTGCTCAACAACAGGTGTATCTTTTACTTCTGTTTCTTCTACAGGAGTAACTTCTTCTTTTTTCCTTAAATCAACCTTTACTGGTTCGTTATCTTTTGCGTTAACAAACTGTTTTGGTGTTTTTGGAAGTTTAACCTTCATGTCTCCACCTTCTTCTTTAACTTCTGGTTCAGAGACTTTGTTAGTTACCTCTTTAATAGGTTGAATTTCTTCAACTATTTTTTCTTCTTTTTTAGCCATAATATAATATTATAAAATTATTAAATAAATTATCTAGGATCAAATGATCCTAAATCTATACCACCTAATGTGTCATTACCCATAGATTCAAAGTTTTTAGGCGGCGAGTTTTTTGTTCTTTGATCTATTAATTCTGATTGTTGAGATGCTTGAATTTTAGTTCTTTCATCTTTACGATCTTCTTTTTCAGTATCTTTTTGTTTTATAATTTTTAATTCCATTTCTTTTAATTTCATGTTAATTAAAAATTCATGGTTCATAAGTTCTCTTTTAATATCAGCTTCTTTCATTAATTTTTGAACTTCAAATCCAGCTTTACCTTCTTCTAATTGTAAACTAGTTTGAACTAAAGCTTGTTGTTTTTCTACTTCAGCTTGAGCAGCTACCTTCTGTGCTTCCGCGTTAGCATCTGCTTGAGCTTTGATATTTCTTTCTTGTAATTCTTGATCTTTTTCTTGTTTCTTCTTACGTCTTACTTTTAATAATTCATTTGCTAGTTTGATATTTTTTATATTTCTAACATCAATAGCGTCTTCAAGATCAATTAAAGCTTTAGATAAAGCAACTTGAATATTGTTTTCAAGCATTTGTTTTTCTTCTTCATCTGGTGCTAATTCAATAAATATACCGAAATCATATAAGTGTAAGCTAGTTAATTCATCTAACGTAGCAACATTATGATTACCAATTTTTTGTATAAAAGCTTCTCTTGTTGGAGAATATTCTAATATATCAGATATTCTAAGAGATACACCCTCACAAATCTCAGCTGTTAAAAATAATCCAGACTGTAGTATATGCCTTGTTGCTGTATTAGAATTTGCAGCAGCTAATTTCTGTATACCAACTAAAGAGTGTTCGCTAGGCGTACTAGCATCTCTAGCTTCATTTAATCCGGTCACATCTCTTATCATTTGTAAATAATAATTATATGTACCTATTAATGATTGCATTTTTTGACCACCACTACCCGACTGTATTTCTTGTATAGGTATTTTACCTGGATTCATATCACCTTCAGATGTCATTGATCTACCAATAACGGATCCAGTTTGGAAAAACATGTTTAATGCTTCTTGTGGATTATAGTTTGTGCCATTACCTAAATCTATTTCAGCCATACCATCAGCATCTAAATAAACACCATCTGGTACCATTCTAGCCATTACTTGTTGTAGTTTAAGATGTGTTAACTGAATCATATCAGCAAAACCTGTTATTCTACTTACTAATGACTCTATACGTCCCTTATACATTCTAGGAGCAACTAAAGTATAATTCAATTTAACTTTAGTATAATCACTTTTAGGTCTCATCATGTTTTTAGCTAACTCCCATTTAAGTAATTTTTTAGTACCAACAATCAAACACCCCTCATATAATACTTCTAATGATCTTTGCATTTTACCAAATTGAGCTTCATAAGCTTCAATAGGTGGATCAAATTGATCATCTCTTAATATTATTTTAGTAGCACCTGATGCTAATTCTTTTACTTTATATACTTCATTCATATATGTTTTATAATTAAAATATAAAACTTGAACAGTATTTTTATCTAATTCATTACTTTCAGTTTGAGATCTAAATAAACCACTAGTTTGAAAACCAGATTTAGAGATCTCAGCTAGATCACTTTCCTCAAGATTAGGAAATTGTTTCTTTAATTCATTTATAGGAATGTTTTTAACTTCACCTATGTAATATAGATCATCAAAAAATGGATCTTCTGTGTAAGACCATATTAAATTAGCAGGATCTACATATTCTATTTTAATACCTTCAGTTTCTGTAAAAGAATTTTTAACAGCACCTATACCTAAAACAGCTAAATCATAATAAAATCTTTTTCTAGTATTATCATAACGATTACCTTCTAATATAGTATTAATAGCTTGTTCTTCTGCTAATTCAATTTCTTGTTTATACGATAATTGCATGTGAAGTTGTAATTCTTCTTCACTATTAGGTAATTGTTCTGGATCATTTTCAGCTAAATTAATACCAAAAGCTTCAGCAGCAAAACTAGTTAATTCTTTAGTTTCTAAATCTCTTAATATAGACTCCATGTATTGAGTTCTCTTCTCAACACCATATGGATCCTGTGAATAACACTTTACATCATAACTTCTATCAGCTATACCATTAACCACTATATCTACAAATTTAGGTATAATAGGTACTGGTTTCCAGTCTAAATTAAGATAAGACAAATCACCGTTTATTGATAACTCGTCTTTATATTTTTGTATTGATTGTTCTCCTCTAGCGTATAAACGTAGTTTATGAAACTCGTTTTGATTATTATAAAATCTATTTGTACCCGAATCTCTATTAAACCACTCGCTTTCTATAGCTTTAGCAACCTTAAGGCCATATTCTTGGCCCATCTTCTCTTGATCGCTAACAACTTGACTAGGAAAAAATCCTTTTAACATCGAATCAGCCATATTATTGTTTTATTAATTTTGAATGCATGCCTCTATTTTTGTATTTAGCTATGCTTATATTTAACTTTTGTTTATCAACTTTAGCGTATGGGTGATATAAATGCTTGTGACACGCCATAATCGCAAGTCCAGAACTTATTGTTGCATCAAACTTTGTTCTCTTTGTAATATCGAATCGAGCCCAATCGTTTAATGTTCTATTAAAATACATGTTACCATGTGTTCCATCTTGTTTTATACCAACACTATTTTGTATATACATTTCTATAGCAGCTGCGTGAGCTTGCTTAATATCTTCACTTGTGTTAGGTATACCACCTATTTCTTTTTCAGCTACAGATAATTTGTTCCAAACTTTATCAGGTCTATTCATTGAATAACCCCTGTAACCTCTTCTTTTTATATAATATAATAACCTAGGTTTATTATTTTCACATAATAACGGCATTCCATAAAATACCAACGCCATCAACACATCTTCGAAGAATATCTCAGCTGTTTGTGGTCTAGCTATATATTCTAAGAAAAATTGACTAGGTGGACAATCTTCCATGGAAAACTTACTTAAGCCATGTAAAGATCCTTTAGATCCTTTACCATCTACAGTTCCAGATATGTCATAAGAGTCACACCCAAACGCTCCTATATGCTCATTACCTGGCATTTTTCTTCCGTTACTTGTTATTACATTGTTTTGTAATTCTGGTTTTGGTATCCAACTAACTTTAAATCTACCTTTTGGATCCGGATAGAATATTACTTTTGTGTCTTTTATACCATTAACCCATTGAAAATTACCAGTACTAACGCCTATAGACCTAGACATTTCTTCGTTGTAATCTATTTGCTCGTATATTTTAACTAAATTAAATATACTATTACTCGCTTCGTCTCTGAAAGCATGTTCTTCAGTTCTTGGAAATTGTCTATAAAACTCATTTAAAGCATCTTGATCATTCTTTAAACCATCAGCTTCGTTTGTCCAATGTTCTACAACACCTATATCTATTAAATCTCCATAA